ATAAAACGAGTGTCCATGTTTATACAGTTGCAATTGTTCTAAGGTTTTCAAACGCCGGAGGATATGTCTGACGAGTTGTGTTGAATGTAATTTTAATTTGATATTCATTAAATGCTGGAAGATTAAATACAGAGAATTCATATTCTCTCATACTTAACACATCTTCATTAGATCCAATTTCTGAATAAAGTCCACCACCAGCAAGCGAATTTCTTGTATTTTTACTAAACTCAACCCAATTTTTATCTCTTAATTTTGTAGAATCATCAGCTGATTTTGTTCTATACCAGACCGAGAAATCTGCTCCAGCTGGTTTAATTGCATCAACTAGAACAACGATTGATGTTGAAGCATAGAATAGATAATATGGTACAGTAATATGTTTACTTGCTGTAGTACCACCATCAGGAGATGTTTCTGGAACAAATGGGATAGTTGTAATTAAGTTTCTATTTGTCGTACTTGCTGAATCTTGATAATCAACAAAGTAATGTTCGGCACTTAGTCTTGAGCTATTAATATTAAAGTGAGGAGCAACGTTAACATTATTTGTATCCAATTGAACTTCAAATTCTGTAGAGTTATTACCAGAAAGTCTTAATGTTTCCTGTTCTTTTGAAGCAACGATCATAGGAGCAGGAAGTCTCGTTAAACGATTAAGTTTCATCTTTACACCGTTTTGAGAATTATATGCTGTTTCGGATCCTGCATAACCTTTTGTGGTTGTGAAATTACCTTTTGCTCTAATAATTGTGTCAGGTGGCGAAATATAAGGAATATCTAATTTATATTGATCTAAGTTGATTTGTTGTGATGCAATTAGATTTAAGCCTCCAGCTCTACCAGTAGAATCGGAAGCTGAATCAATAGCAATATTGTAGCCAAATGGATCTACTTTTGTAATTGTACGCGTTCCAAAAATACTAGAACCTGACACACCAAACGCCGTAGATGAAGAGTCAAAGTCTGTACCAGTTGGCTCAAGTACAACTTTATCTCCTACTTGGAAACCATGAGCTGGGTGAATTACTCCAATTGAATCTGCGCCAGAGGTGAACACCAAAGGATCAAATGTGTATCTTGCTGGATCATCATACTCCGTGATCTCAGTAAGAGCTTTCATTGGCGGATTATTTGCAATAATTTTTGCTCTGTGCACATAATTTTTTGTAAATTGTGCCTTATAAATTTTAAATGCTAAGTCTTTATTGTTATCTGCTTGCCAAGTTGTACCATTTGATGAAGAATAAAAACCACCATCAGCCGTTTCTGTTGGAGCTGAATATCTCTTAGTTGTATTTCCCCAAACAAGATCTCCATTTACTGCTGTATAGAATTGATAATTTCCAACTGGTGCTGCGGTGTATATACAAACAGCAAGTAAGCTATTTCCAGGGATAAAGACTGGTTCGCGGAATGTAAACTTATATTCTCTAGCCGAACTAAATGTATTTGGATCAGCTACCGCTGCCACTGCCGAAGCTGAAGCAGTTACACGAGTTCCAGGAATAAATCTTTTTGCTGAAGGAGCACCAGATTCACCAGTCGGTCTTAATTCTATTGTAATAGGAAAATTGCCTTCGGCTTTGGCGAAGTACAATCCAACACCAGTTAATACCTGATCTTGGTCAACAATAAATGTTTGAGCCGCTGGATTTTGTTGTTCAGTTAGTTGTAATAAACTTGCCATTAGTTTTCCTTATTAATACGTAGCTGTTTCTACCACCACCAGCCACCCCAGCTGGCGTCGGATGGTGCATCACCCGGATCATATGAATTTACAACTGTGTAACCTTTATCAGGGCTATAGTACGAATACGAAGAATAAGGCGTCGCTGAGAAGTCACCACCACCATCTCCACCACCACTATAGGATGTAGGTACAACATCAGGAACTTCTTCGTAATACGTGTATTCTTTTTGCTCAATTGTAGTATAGCTATAGTGATACGTGTATGTATAAGTATAGTAATATGTGTAGCTATACCAATATTCAAATTGCCCAGCACTATAGAATTTTGTAGCAGCATAAGACAATGCATCATCTCTATTGATAGTAGATATATCAATTGCAATAAAATTTAATCCATTTGCTGATGTTGGGAAATTTAATGTTTCATTACTTTGGATATAAAAGAAACCATTTAACTTACCTTCTGAATCAGAATATAAAGGAGTACCAGTTGGACCACCTAACTCTGTAGGAAAGCCAGTTTCATTTAAATATCTTTCACCAGGTTCTCTAAAAGATGAATTTTTACTGGAAGTATTATAATCATCTAGACTATATGAAGTATTACAATATCCAGTTACATCTCTTGAATCAAAGAAAATCCAATGAGCAATATTAGGTCTTAAACCTTCAAATTCAAAGTAAATAATTTTTGGTCTTTGAACAGTAATAAGCTCATAACCAGAAGTTCTCTGACCAGTGGCGGAGGCGGTCTTCGTCCCTGTGTATGACCCCGAAATTTCTACTTCTACGTCTTCATAAGTGGTTACTGCTACTAGTGCCATGTTTTTCCTCTATAATCTCATCACTTAGGTTCTGGATCGGCCATAGTGCTCAAAATAGCACCTTCGTCAATCAGTGAAGTTTTACTTGCTGGGTTGAAAGATTTAGATACTTTCTTACGTTCAGTCCACAAATCTTGCTCTGGAATCAAAACACCAGAACCAATACTTTGAGCAATCTCAAACTGATTAACGTTTTCAATTCTTGTTGCTTTGTCTTGATTTACAGATACTACTTCAGTATATACTGGCCAAATTGTATTACCTTTTAGAACAGTACCTGTTGATAAATCTGAATCGTATGTTAACCCAACAGCTTTAACATAAGTAAGAGGGCCAAGCCTATTATCTTCCCCACCAAGTCTAATAATTCTAGATCTATTATCCGGATCATCTATGTATGTTTGATTGTAAGCTCTAAATCCATCGCCTGTTACGCCTTGTGTCTGTCTTAGTGTCGTTCCAGTTTCAGGATCAAATACTTCTAATGCGGACAAAGACATTTCTGTCAATGTTAAAGCTGAAATTCTTTCTACGTTTCCAATCCGTTGATCCAGTTTACGGATATCAGACATTTTATATCCGCGATTATTATACATACTAATCGTAAGATCATATTCATCTATAGTATATGGATTTAGAATTATTTTTGCGAGGGGCATGTCAGTTGGACTTACGACTGGAACATCATCTACACCTCCACTTTTTGATCCAGTTCCAACATAATATCCAACTGTACCATTTTGAGTTAAGGTAACAAGATCAGTCCTATAATTCCAAGATTTTAATGTTCCAATTGTAAGTGTATCACCATTCCTCGGCAATCTTTCAATTCTAGATATTCCACCAGAGTATTCTCCAGTCGATGGATTCTGAATTGGTCTCATATCAATAACATCATTTAGACTATAAACTTCACCAGTTGATGCTCTGTAATATGGAACTTTATCATATTCAACATCAGGATAAGATGCTTTACCACCAAAGTAACCAGTTGATCCAGATCCTGGGGTGCTATGTTGAAAATATTGATACTGCACAGTCACTGTACCAGATGGCGCAGTAGCACCAGATTTTAGTTTACCAGAGCCAGCCTGATAGAAGTTATCTCTTTGTCCATTATCAAACAAGAATTTGTATGTAATATCTTGTCCAGTATCGTCATCAACAACAGAATTAAATTTATAAATGTCTACTTTGGATAGAGTAAATTCATTATTTGTTAGTGATAAACCAGACTCTTCTTCCCATGTGCTTGCAGATGGTTTTAGAGTTTTAGTCTTACGAGTGAGAGTAGCATTTTCATATGCTAGCACTGTCACAGCCGAAGTTGCAGGAAGATTAGCGATTGTTGCTGCATCGGATCCAGAACCACCAGAAGAAACAGATACTTCTGTTAAAAGTTCACCACTACTGTCTACTTGCACAATCCATTGTTCAACATCAGCAAAAGTTACAGAAGGATTTCCAGTTGAAATCGTTCCATCACCATCTGCATTTGTTGTATCAGTAAAAATTTTACCTACAACAGTAGTGATATTAGAAATTTCGTTGATTCTTTCTCTATCACCAATATCAAATAATAGAGTATTACCAGCTCTATCAAACAATTCAAAATTGCCACTTACTGCTTTCAAATCAGCCGTATTTACAGAATCAATACCAATACTTCTAACATCATTTAAACCATAACTATCACTTAATGTTACGTCAAATACATGGATTCTATAATCATTATCAAATTCATCAATATGGCGAATTCTAGCATTACCTACACTATCGCCAGAAGATCCTAGAGCATTCCATAGAACAACTTCAGTATAGTCATTCATATATCCTAGCAAACCTTTAGCGCTATCTGCTAAGAAATAGTTACCATATCTAGCATTACCAAACACGTTCGTTTCTGTAGTTATAAAATTTGCTTCTGATCTTGGTTTTTGAATTCTACGAGGAGGTATAGCGTCTCTTTCAATTCTGTGTCCACTTATGAAAGCAACACCACCATCAACTCTTAATGTTAAATAATCATCATCAGCACTGTCTTTATAAACTGCTACGCCAAAGTTGCCTTTACCACTGCCGCCATACTCAATAAAGTTACCTGTAATTGATTGTGTTCTATTTGCTACAATATCACCAAGTCTAGACAAAACTTTATCAGGTGTTTTAATTAGTGTGGCTATACCATTTACAATTTTGTAAACTTCATAGAAAGTTTTTCCGGCTGGAACATCTTCTTCTTTTGTTAAAGTCAATGTAATCTTTAAACGATCAGCACCAGGAGATGTAAGGTTAGGTGTTGAACCTGAATTATCATATAAAGCAATGTTGTCTGCGGTTGTGATGATTTGTTCAGATAATACAAAACCAATAACCGTTGATGGCTTTGGATCGTACTTATCAATTACAAGCGTTTGCGCTTCAACTGATACTAGGTGTCCACCTGCATATGTGTCAAACGCAGGAACTTGAACAACCGAACCGCGGCCTACAGCATCACTTACCGATTGAACGGTAATATTACCAAGGTCTGTTGAGAGTGTAGAACCAGCAGTAAATAGTTTTACTTGTGCAGTATCTGCTCCAGGTGTTGAACCACCAGCTTGGCCTGATGTCATTTTGACCATGATAGTGTCAGGGTCTCCACCAGTTGCTGGGATAATAGCTTTTACAGTAGCAGATAAATCACCATCATTAATTGTAGTATTGACAAGAGAAGCATAACCTGTTGGAAGTGAATTTACTTTTACATAGGTGTAAGCAAAAGCATTTGGTCCAGAAGCTAGATTACCATTATTGTTAAAGATAGCGCCTTCATTTACAATGAATTGCGCAAGTCTTCCTAATTCTCCTTGAATAATTGTTTGTGATTGAGTTAATTCTCTTGCTTGAAGAGCTCTACCACTGTTAAAAAGGATACGGTGATAATGATCGCTATCTCTATAGTCGTCATTATAATCACTTAAAAACGTTGTACTTGTAAGTTCCGTTGCCATTGTGTACCCTTATTAAAGCTTTACTACGATCTTAATATCTTCAGTCTGATCAGCATCTCTTGTTACAGATTCTGTGTTATTTATAAACAGCACATCACCACTGAAAATATCAACTTCAGCATCAGTTAATGATCCAATTGTAAAGGTACCTGCTTTACCTTCAATTGAAATAGTTTCACCATTTCTAAATGGAGTAAATCCAGTATCTTCGTCTTGGTGATACCAAAGTGTAGACGAATCATCAAAATAATCAATGTATGCCGCGGCGTCAGAATCGCCACCTTCAATTTGAATATCATTCGCCCATGAAAGCCCACCAGTAATCACACTAGTTAAAGACATTTTCTTTAGAGCTGTTGCTTGTGTTCCAGTAAATTTATCACCAGCACTATCTAAAATATTTCTAATAAGACCAATTTGTCTATAATCATTATCAACTACCCATTTATCACTTACTGTACCTTCAGGTTTAATATTGAACATGATTGAAGTTGATCTTAGATCTTGTCTTGGATCAGCGCCCATACCATTTTTAGGTCCAAAAATTGGAACAATCTTAGCTCCTGTTCCAGCACCAGTAATTTTTACGTTTGCTTTATTATATCCTGATCCTAGAGCGGATTGAATTGTTGGATAACCGGTTGTTCCAACATTTGCACTATCCCCAACTTCTACTGCAGTAATAACACCAGAAGAAACAATAGCATGGGCTGCGGCTCCAGTTCCATCACCTATTACTTCAAGTGTAGGAGTTGAGTACCCGGATCCTCCATTTACAACTCTATATCCAATAATTTCACCACTTGTAGCAGCGTTTTGAATTAAGTATTGGCTATAATATGGATCAGTAACTGAAGCTGAATCAACTAGTTTTACTGGCATAAAGTTTGATGTCAAGAAACTGTTTGTATCACCTGTTGAAATAGTGTAAAGGTATTTCCAGATATATCCATCAGCTTCAATTGGTAGACTTGTATCTGAATGATCCGGTTTATTTTGTGAGACTTGAGCTACACCTGCAGCTGATTTACCTTGACGGATACAAACATATACGTTACCATCATCAGTTCTTACATAATAACTTTGTGACGGTTGGCCAACTGTATTATCATTGTATGCTGAATAAACGGTATTTGCAGACCAATCATATAAAGGAACAACATAGGAAAACGCTTCAACAGCTTTGATTGATTGTAGGTTATATCTAAATAGTTTTTCAGTTCTTTCAGCATCAGTAGGAATTACAGTATTATCTGTATTGTCTTCTGCCTGCCATTGCTGAGAATGTCCAACCCCAATGTAGTAATAGTTATCAGAATCACCAATGGTTGTCCCTTGGTTTTCATTAAAGATTTTCTGTGTAAAAATATCTTTAATCGGATTAAGAATAATTGCTGTCATATCTGTTTCCTATTAAACTACGTTATAACCATAACCACCAACGAGATTCCATCCAGTAGACGTATCGTATACTAGTGTAGCTGTCTCATTGGCTTCCAATTCAATTGATGTACCTTGAGCAAATGTGGCAGGAGTAAGAGTAATTGTACCTGAACCACCTCTTCGAATAAATGTTACTGTTTCTCCTGCAGTTGTTCCATCTGCAAAAGTAACTGTACCAGTTGTTGTACCTGTTAAGAAAATAACCCCAGCTTGAGCTGAGGCTTGCGTTCCATTCGCCGCAGTTGCTGTTGCGTATGCTGCTTTATCAATAATAACAGATCCAGTTCCTTTTGAATTGATACTTAAATTAATATTAGTATCTGAACTTCCTAGAGTATTAATTGATGGAGCTGAACCTGAAGCACTTGATAATACTTGGATTCTGTTTCTTGTGCTACCAGTAGCAGTAAATGAAATAACTGGATTTCCTAAAGAATCTGCTAGCCATTCTTGAATGTTAGGTCTGCTAATTGTTGGATCTGTAAGAGTTTTATTGGTAAGTGTTTGAGTATCGCTATCGCCTACAACATTACCCGTTGGAATAGATTTATGAGTAGCACTATCAAGAAGTCCACCGGAAGTTGATAGTAAAAAACTGCTGCCTTGAAATCCACTAAATGTATTAGTGTCTAAATCCATAGTCTTATTAGTAAGAGTCTGTGTTGCTGTATTAACAGTTACCTGCCCAGACGCGTTTGGAAAATCAATACTTCTTTCTGCAGTTGGTTCAACGGCACCAATTTTAGTTCTAAAACTTGTTCCAATAATATCAAAGCCACTATCTGTAAGAACAGAACCGCCACCAACTGCAATACCATCTCCACCAAGAACGTCATATAATTCTGTAAAATTATTATTGATCTTGGTTGCAGCCGTACGCAGCGTATCGCCTGTTCCATCGTTAGCTAATGTGCCTGTATTAACAACCTGTTTTACCATTTTAAAACCTTAGATTAATTTAGATTATTTATATGTGTTCAAGCGGATAATGCGCAGAATCTGCAGAGTTACCTGCTGAATCAAATAGTGTGTCATATCTATGTTGGTCGAATGTTGGTTTCAGAGCAATGAATCCACCATCTGAATCCATTGACATTACCATGCCATCTGAATCGTCCATTGTTGGCGATGATGTAGATAGAAGCTCATACTGATCCGCATAACCAGCTTGAGCACTATCAATAATATAATCTCCAACATCATCAAATGTCTGATCAATTCTCTGACGCTGCATTTCGTTATGATCGATACTAGTGTAATTCAAGAATGTAACTTCTGCAAATGCTTCTGGCGTAATTTGAGCATCAACGAATTGTGCTACGCCTTCTTCAATTGGATCACCAACTGCATCTTGAATAGTTGTAAGAATATTTGTATTCACCGCTTCAATTAATAGTTCAGATCCTAAATAAAAACCAGCTGGATGGACAAATAATTTATAAACATCAATCCAGTCTTTCACTGGAATACCAACTCTAATTAGTACAGATAAAGTTTGATATAATTTATCATCAGTAATAAATCTTTGTGATTCAGGACCAATTTGAGAAGCTTCTATTTTAACTTGTTCACCGCCATCATTTGTTCCATTTAAATCGTAATCAATTGCTGGACCAACTGTAAAAACATTTTCTTTTGGATATATTACTTGTGGGTCAACACCAAAGAAACCACGAAAAAATTGTTCAATAGAATACTTAGTACCTTTTGATCTATATAATAAATTAGAGAATTTAACGGCTTCTCTTTTATTTAAGAATCCACCAAAATAAGCTTGACCCAAAAGAAGTTCATCTTCTAAATATTGTAATAGATCATCAGAAACTTGAGTAGCATCTCTATTTCTATTTAGATCATGGATCTTATTACCAAAGTTTTCATTTGTATCTAAATATTCGTAATAGGCTTCAAATAATTGAATAAGATCTGGAAAGTCTTCAGTAAAATACTCAGGTAATACCTTTTCAATTTCTGAACGGTTTAAATTCAGAAGTCTACGGTTATTATCTTTTAATGTTTTATCAGTATATTGAGACATTAGTTAGTAGCCGTTGTGGTGATTGCCTGAATAGTTGAACGATCCGGATCATAACTAATAAATTCATTTCTTTCTGGAACCACAGCACTTTGGTTTGCTGGAACAGCTGAAAGTTTAATTTGAGTTAGTCCACCAGCAATATTAGTTGGATTAAAATATCTAATTGTTGCAATACCTGTAGCTGCATTATAATTACCAATATTATCAACAACTACAACTCCACCTGCAACATTAACTGCTTGGATTATATTAGAACTTAATTGATTCCTTAATATACAAGTAACGCCATTTAATGTAAAGTCATTACTGGTTATAGTATAATTTACATCATCTGGTATAGCAATCGCAGCTGGGAATCTAATTTGTTGTTGTATATTTGAAGCGGTTCCTGATACAACGTTAAGAACTGTAGTAAAGTTTTCTCCACTTAAATCATTATTAATAATATAGTTTGCTGCTTCATTATATTGTTTATTAGATATAAACTCAACAATTTTATTAATATCTGTGCTTGATGTATTATCCGGATCAGAGAAAATAGTATTCAATGCAGTAATAATAGCAGGTGCCGATGGGGTAAAACGTTGCTGCATTCTAACATTAGCTCTGGAAGAAAGAATAGCTATATTAGATTCATCAATTTCTGTTAATAGATTAGATCTTCTAAATGCCTGTTTAAAGTTACCAGTGTTATTTGTAAAATAATTACTAACTTCGCTATTTACATTTGATGTCACAGCATTTAACGTAAGATCTGTTAATTTCGGGTTAAGCTGGAAGAATAAATCTAATTCAATAAACGTTTCAATTGGATCAACAAACCTAAGATTAAATGAAGTAATTGAAAGCTGATTTGCGAGATCTCTAATGCCTTGTTTTGTTGTTGTAATAGAAGCAGCGCTGACATCATCTTCAAAAGCAATAGCTACGTTGACTGCTCCAAATTCTGGATTAATAGCATCCTCGCCACCCCAAGAAGCAATGTCACGGATAAGAGTTGAATAGTTTCTTAAAATAAGAGATGAATAATCTTCTGCAGTAACCATTCGGTTTTGTGTTGCATATTGGAACGGAGCATTTTTGCGGATTGATTCAACAGATTCTTTTGTATCCCCACCAACAGAAGTTACAAGAGTTGTTGAACTTAATGTTGCTGTAACACCACCGCCTGTTAAAGTGCTCTGAGCTGTGAATGTAGTAGCACCATTTGCGACTGCACCTTTTGTTGATAGATATTCAACTTCAATTCTATTACCAGCTTCAGGTGCAATACCGAAAGTAGAACCATCACCAAATGATAACTCAAAATATCCGTTTGGAGCTTCTCTTAAAATATAAACTGTAGATTGAGAACTAATCGATGTTGCATTTAGAATATTTTGATATGCTGTAAAGTCTGAACTTGTAGCACTTGGAAATACTTTTACTGTTACAGTATCAGCATCAATAGTTCCATCTGGAATTACATAAACTGGATTATCTTCGTATTCACCAACAAAGAAAGTTTTAGTTTTAAATGTGCCTTCATAGATTGGAATTTGATTTAATCCATCAGCAGTTTTAAATTCATAAAAACCAGTACCATCATCAGTAGCATAATAAGATTCTACTGTTTGGAAAACATAATTAACATCATCAACAGTCGTATTAAATTTAGTATATGGAGGCAATTCAATAATTGTATCTCTAGGTTCAGTGGTGGTTGTAAAAGTAATTCTCACCTTTGCCTGAGAAGCTGTATCAGTATCAGGGATATAACCAACACCTTCTGCCAAGGATACAACTGAACTTCTTAATTGAGCAGTTCCAAGGTAAGATTCATTTAAAGCAAAGTTTGCTATCAAAGCATTCATATGAGTGTTATGTGCCAACACATCCAGAATATTTGAAAGACCTGAAGCTTCAAAGTTATAATCTTTAAATTCTTCTTTATTTGCAAGAAACGTCTTTAGATTGTTTTTAATATTATTAAAGTCTAAAGCTGTTGATCTAATTGTCGTTACCATGTTATCTCAACCTTGATACTGATGTAGTAAATGTAAGAGTTTCTGAGGAGTTAAGTATCTGATATTCAATAGTAACACTAATTGAATTTCTATCTGGATCAGACTTAACGTCTATTTCTTGTATTAAAGCTCTTGGTTCATAAATCTGAACCGTTTGGATTATATTATCGCGTACTTCTTCATCTACTTCATCATCAGCTAGTTCAAATAATAAAGCTCTAATATTGCCACCAAAAAAAGGTAAGAATGGTTTTTCAAAATGGTTAGTTAAAATAAGATTCTTTAATGATTGCTGTACAGCAGATGCATCTTTCTTAACATATAATTCGCCATTTGGTTTCGCAGCAAAAGTAAGGTCAATATCACGATAAGGTACTTTCCTTGTCGTGATAATAGATGACTGCGATAAATTGCCATCCTGTTTTGATAATACTTTTGTTACAGCCATTTGCTACTCTTTTTGGTTTATTTATATGGCTTATCCGCCAGTTGGTGTACGAGACCAGTGAACAGCATCTTTAAATTTCAGAGATGCTTTTTGTTTAAATCCATAACGTCCAGCATTTTCATTTAACCATTTCCATACTGGAAGATTAGATGGATCTACATTACGTGACCAACCAGGAATTGCAATATCTACAGCCAGTCCGAGACCATGATTTGATCTACCTTCGGTTGCAATTGTATAATTAGGATCTTTTGCTCTATGTTCAATCCGAGCTCGTTTCTGATAA